TGCTGGTTCGTCAGATGATTCCTGAATTTCTCGTCTTTCAGCCTTTCCGGGAGGGCATCGAAATTCGGCTGCATTTCCTCGATGAATGTTTGGCCTGTATTTGAATCCATAATTCGCCCTCCTATTAAATTTGATATTGGATTGTGCACATTTGATTGCGGTGGAATCAGATGTGTGGTTTACTTTCTCTGGCTGAAAATGCTATGGTGATATTGCAACCGGCAAGGGACACACCATTCCGGCGGCAAAGCCCCGTCACCTTGTGGCACGGGTGGCGGGGCAAAGTTTAAATCTTATCCGTGAAAGTCTCCAAACCATCCACATGCTCTTGCAGATTTGCTTTTGGGATTTGCTTCATGGGGTCTAAAATAAAATCAATACCGTTTCTGCGCGCAATCTTTGCGACCGGCAGGAAGTCGCTGTCTCCGGCAATGAGAACAATCTGACTAGCGTACTTCCCCATCGCGATTGACGTTGCGTCAAGGCCGATGCGCATATCGACACCCTTTTGCTTTACGTCCAAACGAAAATCCCGCTCCGTTAGATCTGAGACAGTTTTCTTTCCGCTTAGCAGATCACCCAGAGCATGCGCTTTCAAAATGTACTCCGCCTGATTTTCGGCAAGTTCTCCGCGGCGAATTGCCACTTTTCTTTTCGATGCCAGGCAGTCAAAAAAATCTTTCGTCCACTGCGTCCCAGTTCCGACGGAAAAGTCTGTCACCGTTCCGGTCAAGGGGTGCACAAGCTGCCTTGTCATCCCTGGGCAGTCGTAATAGAAAATTCTGTACAAGTCTCTTGGCTCGTCTGGTTCTGTTATGTGCAGCATACAGTAGCGAAACAATTCATCTGCACGATCTTGTGCACTTTTCTTTCCCCAGAGCGCAACGGCACGTTTCCTGTAGTATCCACCATCTACCAGAATAGCAGTCTTTCGTATTTCTTTTTTATTCAAGACTATCCCTCCCAAAAATAAAACCCCTGGGTTTGGGGTCTCCCGAAAGGTGGAAGCCCTCGCCCAGAGGTTTGATAAACAGCGTAACGAGGTAACCTCGACGCACCGTTATTATACGCACCGTTGGACGATTTGTCAACCACTTTTAAAAATTTTTTTGAATCAGAATTCAATTGTCATCTTCATTCAAAATCATACCACGTTCGACATATAATTTCAACGAAAAGAAAAATTTTTGTGCATTTTTCTAATTAGTCCGGTTTATTGGACACATGACGTGCTATTATGCGTTACGTAATCAAACAAATGTTTATAAATACACAATGGAGGGTACAGACATGAAGGACGACCGCGAAATACTGAAAAGGGAACTCATGAAGCTGCTGGATGAAATACCGCTGGAACGGCTGAAAGCATTGTACATCAAAGCACTGGTCGCCAGTAGCGCAAAGTGAAAATACCGGGAACTGCGCTTGACTGCGGTTCCCGGTATTTTTATTCCTCCGTGAAATTCTTATATAACTGTTCCACGAATTTAACGAAGGGTGGGAACGCTTCATCCGGCATTCGTGCCATTGCCCGGATAAGCCGGGACTTTGCATCGTCTCCGACTTCCATCCGCTCGAAGATTGCGGCCAGTTCCTCCGATCTGGAAAGCGGCGTAAAAGGTTCGCCGACACCGGTGCGCAGCCAGATTTCATTTACGCCGAACACCCGGCAGATGTCCCGGACGGTGCGGTCGCTGGGTTCCCGCTGGCCGTTTTCGATCAGGCTTATAAAATTCTTTGTAAGTCCTAGTTTTTCCGCGAATTCCGGTTGCGTGAGGCCGGCGGCAGCCCTTACGGAGCGTATTCTTTCGTTCATTGCGTCACCTCCATTTCTTTACGTGCATTATAGCATATGTGTCACACTCTGTCAATTATTTTCTGAGAAATTTCGCAAAAATGGGTTGACAAAACATACTCAGTATGTTACTATAGTCACACCAAGGCAAACACAGATGAAAAACGGGAGGTGAAATAAATGAATCAGAGTAAAGAACTACTCCGCAAGCAGTTGGCGCTACTGGCGGAGCAGTCGGAGATTGCGGCAGAAGATAATCTTCCCGAATTGTCTTCTGCTATGGCCGATGTTTACGACCGGTTAGAACGCCAAACCACGGGAGTCGCGTTTCGTTTGGCGCTGTTGCTTCTTGCGCTCTCTAATCTTGTCGCAAGCATCTTGATACTTCTCAAGTAGTTCCTCCGGGGGCACACTTGACAAGTCCTGATTTTGAAGCCACAGCATTGCGAGTGCTTCGGTTTCATTATCCGGGAATGTTTTGAAAGTAAAGTCTGGCATAAAAAGCTCCTTTCTTATTATACTCGGCTGTTGCAGCAGCCTGTATGAACATTATAGAGGGGAGCGCCGGATAAATCAAGGAGGTGAGCAGTCGGTGGACAGCACCCAGAAAATGATCGTGGTGTCAATTATCCTGTCTGTGCTATCGATTTTAATAAATCTATTAGCATCCGAACACTTTCAAAAATTTCTGGCAAGTTTGACAGGATAGAAACCAAAAGCGCGGCAATGGACAGCCACAAAGAAACTCTGGCATATGTCCGTGTCCGATCTGGTTTCAGAAATGCCAGCCCCTTTAACGGGATAACGGTTGTGTTGACGTCCGGATGGGCTTTCCCATCCATCGTCCGCAACACGGCGCCATTTTCCAGCGGATGATTCGATAGCAAATAACCGTGGTTGATGCACTCCGCAATTACTTCTGAATCGTCATCGGTTGCGGGATTGTGAAACGGGCTTTGGCCATTGGCTATGCGCAATATCGTTTTCCGCATTTCTCTGGTAAATTCCCTTTCGGATTTTATCATGAAGTCACCCCCTTTCAAGGGGATTGTAGCACGGCAAACGCCGATTTTCAACAGGAGGTGAGAAGAATGGAACCTATCGAAATAGCATCGCTTGGCTTGGGCATTGCTAGCATCATTCTAGGTACTCTAACAGCGATACAAAACATCCGCAACTCTCTGGGGGAGCAAGAGCCCTGGAAACAACGCGGCCGCGAGATGTTCCGAGAACCACCTTGCAAGGGTCACCGGGCACCGGAAGGACATGTTCCGTCCGAAGAAGAACGCGCGATGATCCGAGCGGGGAACTGGTATTCAGCTTGAATGAAAAATTTAGTAAAGGAGGAAATGAAAATGCCTGATGAAATCAAACGGTGCGCTGAGAGCGCGGCAAAGGCTCTGAACAGCATCCCGGTGGACAAGCGGGAAATTGCCGCAAGGCTGGCCGAAACCTACGCCGCCGGTCTGGCCGTGGGTATGGAGCTGGCCGAGGCCGACAAGCCCAAGGACGAGGAGGGAAAATAAATGGGACAAGCCTAGAAGGGGGTGAAAAAATGAAAAATTATCTATTCCCCAGAGGGTGTGATTCAGCACGTGTAATCCCCGTCATTGAAACACGGTCTGCGCGCGGGTCTGGTGCAGTGGATCAGCCGACACGGGTTGTCGTGGAATACTGGTCTTTGGCCGGGGAGAAGCTGGCAGAGCGCGATACCTATTTGCAGGGGATGGCTTCGGCTTCCTCGAAAGCAAGTTCCGATTCTACGTAATTCAGCATGGCCTTTATGAAGCGTTTCATATCTTCAATGCCGAGATCGTCGTGCTTTCTTACATAGTGCGTTTCGCCGTTTCCAATCCATGCCGACCGCTCAGCGAGAACCTTGAGCCTTTGGTCTTCCAGCTTTTTGATGCACGAACCGAGCGGCTCCGCGAGTATCTTATCGGTATTATCTGGATTCTTATGCCGCAAATAGTCCTTTACCAAAAACTCCAGGGCTTTTCGATAGCCAACCCCGCAGATGCGATACAACCGTTGAGATTCGGCAATTTCCGCCTGCGCATAGGTCTCAACGAAGTCCGGTGAAAGCTGCTGCACGTCGCCTGAAAATTTGTTTATGTTAGGCGTGTAAGGGACAGAGTACGAGGCAGAATCGAAATCTGCAAAGCCAGGAACGGGGCGACTTGTACTTTCCTGAAAAGCGCTTAAAAAGACCTGATTGCACCTTTTGCACAGGGAAAGAAGGTACAGCGTGCATTTCCCATCAGAAGGGCTGTCGGGCTGAACGTAGTAAGCGCATAATGCCTTCGGCTCAATCGCGAAATGGCATGACGGGCATTCGGTAACCTCCTGATACGTGCAGCGCAATAAATACGATTCGCCCGGATACTCCGCGCTAGATGCTTTTATACTCTTTTTGCCCATAAGACCGCCTCTTTCTGTTTTTTCTTCCAGAATAGCACAGCGAGGGGCAATATGCAATAAAAAAGACATGAATAAACGAATTGTAGATTATACGGGAGGAGATGATGAAATGCCAAGAATCCGGCAGTATGCCGAGCGCTACGCAGTGGAGGATTTCTGGAAGGAGATCGACCGCAGATGCCCCGACGCGGGGGTTCAGAGCAATAACAACGCCGCGCTTGCCCGGGCGGTCGGCACGGCAGACGTGACCATCGGAGTATACAAGCAAGACCCCGGAAAGATGCAGCTGAAAACACTGTCCCGGTTTGTGGCGGCACTGAAACCCGACCCGGGCGTAATCCTCCGGCTACTGGGGTATTCGGAAAAAGAAATCCGGGCGTTTGCAAGGGAATGGCAGTGATTTGAAATCTACGGCAGAATGCCGAAATTGAAAGGAGTTATTTATGGCGAAATACAAAGCGATGGATAGGGTGCGGATTGTGAGCAAGAGGCCGCAGAAGGACTGGAACCCTGATATGGACAAGTATCTGGGAAAGACCGCGACGATCATAAAATCCGGAATCAACGATAACGGAGTTTACTATTACATAGAGGAGGATCGCGACGATTTTCTTGGGCATTGGTTCTGGTACGAAGACATGATCGCTGGCCTTGTGGAGCCTGCGCGGGAACCCTACACCGTTGAACTCCGCTTTGACGGGATGATTACCACGGCCACGCTGAAACGGGGCGGGCGGGACGTGAAGACCGCAGAAGCCCGGTGCAATCCGAAGGATACCTACAGCAGAGCGGAGGGCGCAAGGGTCGCCGTTGAGCGGCTTTTTGAGAAGAAGCGCAAGGAGGACAAGCCCAAAGAGAGCAAGCGTGAACAGGGCAAGCCCAAGGTTGGAGACAAGTTTGTGGTTGTACAGAAACGCTATACCCCGCATCATAGCTTTGCAATAGGGGATATTGTTACGCTGGAAGCAATAAGCGCTATTGGTAATCTCTATTGTCTCGGGGTGAAATTCCAGTTCGTGGATGACCGGGATTTGAAGCCTTACAAGGAGAAATCCAAATGATGCCGAACGAGGTTGCCCAGCTTCGCACCATGGCGGAGATGAACCGCCGTTTACGCCGGGAAAATGACCGGCTGCGGGAATCCCTTTTGATGGAATCGAAGGAAAGCAAGGCGTTTGACGACGAAAATGTGGAGCTTTTCGACGTAGTCCACCGAAATCATCAGGTCAGGGGGTGAGGATATGGCAAGCAGGAATAAACCCGTGGATGCCCGGTGGGAGCCGGTGCCGGAGAACCGGAAGCCGTTCAATATCAGGGAATGCGTTTTCCGTGTTTGCCCCTATGCGGGGCTGAATCTGGCGCTTTTCTGGTGGCAGCAGGCCGATTTGCTGGCAGACAAGGCGGCAGTCCCCGCAATGTGGGTATGCGCTATCCTGATGGGTGCCGGTATCGGACGTTGCATCAGAGGGCGATAAAGGATACACATCTTAAAAACAGGAGGATTTCTAATGTACGATCCAAAATCAATTTTGCAGATGGCAAGGGGCGCGTTTCAGGAGCGCGTGGATTTGGAGATGGCGAAAGTCATTGATAATATCCTTGACCCCAACACCAAACCGACGCAGAAACGAAAGCTGACGCTCACAATCGAGTTTACACCGGACGATGATCGGCAGAACATCGGTGTCAGCGTTGCGGTAAAATCAGCACTTGCGCCTACTACGCCCGCGAGAACAACCCTTTGGGTTGCTGGGGATGACAGCACTGGAGAGTGCCAGGTTGTCGAAATGGTGCCCCAGGTTCCGGGGCAGATGTCCATGGACGGAGAAGAGCAGGAAGCCCCCGCGTCTCTGAAAATAATCAAAATGGCCTGATAGGAGGAAAAACAATGTTGAAAGAAGCAATCGAAAAAATTCAGGAACTATGTGCGCCGCACCTGTTCACGTCCGGAAACCATGATTTTATTGCGGACGCAGAAGGTAGCTATGCCGAGGTGAAGCCTGATCTGGAAATTGTAGATAATATCCAGCTTTCCAGCCTCGACGCCATGGTAGCGTTTGTAAAAACGGAGGCGGTACAGAGGTACAGCACCGTTTATATCACGATTCCCGATCACAAAACGGTAAAGTGCTTCACCCATCCATCTGCGGAGCTGCGTAACAACCGCGAGTACCCGTATACTGCCAATGCGACCGATGTTCCCGGCTGGAATGAGAAGGTATCCTTGCCGTTTGAAGAGGCATTGATCGCTCTGCGCACAAGATTCCAGCCCACGGCGGATACGGAGTATGCCTTGAAACTGCTATCCGATATCACCACCGGGAGCAAAGTCACGTACAACGACAATGGCGTTGCTACCAGCGTTGTCACCAAGAAGGGCATCGACCTTCAATCCAATGCGTCCATCCGACCCATTATCAAGCTGCGGCCTTACCGCACGTTCCAGGAGGTTGAGCAGCCGGAATCTCAATTTCTCATTCGTATCAACGAAAGAAACATTTCTTTCATTGAAGCTGACGGTGGCATGTGGAAGCTTTCCGCCCGGAATACGGTAAAGAAATACTTGGAAAAGGCGCTGGAATCCGAAATTCAGAGTGGGCACGTCGTGGTTGTTCTTTAATAAAAAGCCGCCCCCGATGTTACAGCACCGGGGACGGCGAGCGATATAAAAAATCTCTACCATTTACAGTATATCAAATAGAGGAAGGAAAGTCAATGGATGATGTTGGTGTGAATCCGGATTACGATTATCTGTACGATTCCCAGGCAACGGACGAGAAAAGGCCGGTGTGCATCTGCTGCGGGAGAACCGTGGGACATAGATACTGGAAAATCCGGGGCGATGCCATTTGCGACCTCTGCATGGACAGCCGGGAGGAATGGCGGGATATTTCCTATGATTGAGGTGGATTATGGCAGATAAAAAAAGTTGCCTGAATTATAAGTTGGCCATTGCCAAACTTGCCTTCTGGGATGGTGACATACGATGCGAGAGTTGCGCCTGTATGGAAACATACGCAAGGAAGCAATGCCGATTGACAGGTGAGTACTTGGGAGATACGAGAGGCCGCGGGCATATTTGCCCACTTATCCCGGTGGATTCCGATGAATGGAGTTCGCCTGAATCCTTAGTGGAGGCGGGGAAAAGTGATTAAAGGAAGCTATATTGACATTTCTGGAAATAGATACGGAAACCTTACGGCCGTGTCTATCGACCACCGGCAGGGTGGCAGAGCCATTTGGTTGTGCGTGTGCGACTGTGGGAATAAGACAACGGTTTCTATTAGCAATCTTCGCAACGGGCATACACAATCATGCGGTTGTTTGGTTCAAAAAAAGCTGAATGAAGCAAACCGCATCCACGGAGAAGCAGGTTCGCGGCTCTATCGGGTTTGGAAGGCCATGAGGCAAAGGTGTTACTTGCAATCCGGAAAATATTATTCAGATTATGGGGGACGCGGAATCCGGGTTTGTTGCGAATGGAACGATTATGAAACATTCCGACAGTGGGCTTATTCTAGCGGGTATGACCCAGATGCTCAACGTGGAAAGTGCACTCTTGATAGGATCGATGTTGATGGGAATTATGAACCAAGCAATTGCAGATGGGTTGATATGAAGGTTCAGGCGAACAACCGCCGCAATTCTAAGCACCGTGGGCTATACATGCCCGCTGGAATTTAAGGAGGAAGAAAATGGCGAGAATGTTTCGGTTTCTGACCGCTGACGAGATTGAGGTCAAGGTCAAGCAGGTCAAGGAAAATGGTCTGGTGTGTCTGCTGTACAAGACGGCGAGGACGGATATGGACTTGCTGGACGAGACTGTAGGGGCGGGCAACTGGACGAACGACTACAAGGAGATCAAGGGAAATCTCTACGCCGGTATCGGGATTATCCAGGAAAACGGCGGCATCCAATGGAAATGGGACTGCGGTATCGAGAGCCGGGAGGACGAGGAAGGCAACCAGAAAAAGGGCGAGGCAAGCGACGCTTTCAAGCGCGCCGGGTTCCGCTGGGGTATCGGAAGAGAACTCTACACGTCTCCGTTTGTCTGGATTCCCAGCAACAAGGCGGAGATCAAGGCATCGTCCTTCAACGGAAAGACCAGGTTCAACTGCTACGACAAGTTCAGCGTTGAGAAAATCGCCTATGACGAGAAGACCGGGCGGATCACCGGACTTGCAATCCGCAACGACACAAAGAACCTTCGGGCGTTTGTGTGGCAGCAATCATGACGGAGCTTACATTTACCGAGGCCAAGCTTGAGGGCGGCTGGCTGATGGTCAAGCCCTCCCGTTCTGAGTTGGGCAAGGCAATGGCCTTTATCCGAAAGATGAAGGCCGCGCCCTACGACTTATCCCTGAAAGAGCACCGGGAAAAGCGGAGCCTGGACGCAAACGCCTATGCCTGGGTACTGATTCACAAGCTTGCCGCCGCTATGGGGATTCCCCCGGTAGAGGTATACCGGAACGCCATTCGGGGCGTGGGAGACAATTACACGCCCATGTGCGTCCGGGAGCAGGATGTGGAGCGCTTCACACGGAGCTGGCAGAAAAACGGCCTTGGATGGCTGGTGGACAGTCTGGGCGCGTCTCAGGTTCCAGGATGCCGCAATCTGGCGGCATACCACGGCTCCAGTACCTACGACACCAAACAAATGGCGCGGCTGATCGACAATCTGATACAGGACTGCAAGGCGCTGGACATTGAAACCCTGCCCCCGGACAAGCTGGAACTGCTCAAGGAGGAATGGCGTTGAGGAAGGACACCAAAGCGAGGGACTTCACCCGGGGAGAGAAAATGGCGATTGCCCAGCGGGACAGCATTGACGGCTGGACGTGCTGTGTATTCTGCGGCGCTCCCGCCCCTGCCCCTCTGGCATGGAGCAACGCCCACTACATATCCCGGGCGCAGGGAGGGCTTGGCATTGCCCAGAACGGGCTTACCCTCTGCCCCAGATGCCACAACCGGTACGACCAGACCACGGCAAGAATGGAAATGAGGGCGTATTTCCGGGAGTACTTGATGGGCATTTATTCCGGCTGGAACGAAAACGATCTGATTTACAGGAAGGAGAACACATGAATAATTGTCAATTTGTCGGGCGGCTCACCGCCGACCCGGAGCTGAGAAGAACCCAGGAGGGGACGGCGGTTTGCTCCTACAGCCTTGCCGTCAAGCGGCCGATGGCGAAAGACGTCACCGATTTTCTGGACTTCGTCACGTGGCGGCAGGGGGCTGAGTACCTGACGCAGTACGGCCATAAGGGCGATATCGTAGCCGCCTCCGGAGCGCTGCAAGCAAGGGACTGGACGGACAAGAACGGGAACAAGCGCCGGGCGTTCGAGGTGGTGACCACAAGCGTTGAGCTGCTTTCCAGTAAGCGCAATTCTCAGGACACCACCAATACCGGAACGGCGCAAAACGCCGGATACGGGCAGCCCAGCGTCCCACAGCAGACGAACCGGGGCAACGGATACAGTCAGCAGGGGTTCGGAGGATATCAGGAGATCACCGAAGACGACCCCGCCTTGCCGTTCTAGGCCGGAAAATCAATAGGAAGGAGCGAAAACGTGACGATTGAATTTACGGTTCCCGGCGTTCCGCAAGGGAAGGAGCGCCCCCGCTTCACCCAGAACGGTGAGACATACACCCCGAAGAAAACGAAGGACTATGAAAAGCTGGTGGCATGGGCATACCAGTGCGAAGCCCACGGGGCAAAGTTCACAGGCACTATCCGGGTTGACATTGCGGCAATCTACCCCGTTCCCCATTCGTGGAGCAAGCGCAAGCAGGCCGAAGCGATTGACAATCGGATTCTTCCCATGGTGAAACCCGACTGGGACAACATAGGAAAGATTGTGTGTGATGCCCTGAACGGTATCGCCTACAAGGATGATGCAGCTATCACAGACGCCACAGTCTGCAAGAGGTACGGCACCCGCCCATGCGTGGCGGTTCGCCTCACCGGAGAGGAGGCACCCCGTGACACAGTGTGAGCGTATCCTGCGGCATTTGCAAGACTATGGGAGTATCACCCAAGCCGAGGCCGTTACCGAGTACGGCTGTTACCGGCTGGGTGCTAGAATTTGGGATTTGAAAGCGCAGGGCGTACCCATTAAGAGCGAAACCGTCACCGGAAAGAACCGGTACGGGGAGCGGACGTGCTTCGCGCGGTACTCCATCATTAAAGAGGATTAGATAATGGCGATTGAATATTTCTGCGCTTATCACAGTTATCTGGACAGTATGGAGGAACTGAATGACACGGAGAGGGGGAGGCTTTTCACGGCTTGCCTAATATACAGCAAGACGGGCGAAGCACCGCAACTCCGTGGTAATGAAAGATTCGTATTTCCAACTTTGAAAGCACAGATAGACCGAGATAAGGCAACATACGACAGCCGGTGTAAGAAAAACTCCGATAACATCCGAAAACGATGGAATACGGACGTATACGACGGCGAACAACCGTGTACGAATGATACCAAGACAAAGGAAAAGGAAAAGACAAAGACAAAGGAAAAGGCAAAGGATAATATACCTCCTTCGGAGGTTTGCGGCGAGCTGCCGAGCAGCCCCCCGCCTGCGGCGGTGCTTCCGCTGGTTGACGGCACGGATTTTGAGATTTCCGTGGAGATGGTTGCCGAGTTGTCCGGCCTGTATCCCGCCGTGGATGTAGCTCAGCAGTTGCGGAGTATGCGTGGCTGGCTTCTGGCAAATCCCAAAAACAGGAAAACAAAAGCCGGGATCATGCGCTTTGTCAACTCCTGGCTCTCCAGGGAGCAGAATTCGGCTAGACCTGCGGCAAACCAGAAGCCGGGCGGCTATACCAGCGGCGTTGACCGTCTGGCGGAGATGTACAGGGAGGAATTTGGGAATGGATAAACAGGAAGCGTACCAGATTCTCACGCTTTTACAGGCAAATTATCCCGATTCTTTCCGGGGGATGTCCAAAGAGGCGGCAAACGTGAAAGTCAATCTTTGGGCGGATATGTTCTCCGAGGAGCCATTTGAGGCCGTTGCCGCCGCTGCAAAAGCGTACATAGCCACGGACACCGGCGGCTTTATGCCAACCATCGGGAAGCTGAAAGATATGCTCCATCGGATGCAGTCGCCCCAGCAGATGACGCAGATGGAGGCATGGGGGTTGGTTGCCGGTGCGCTGAGAAACAGCGTATACGGCGCTGATGACGAGTTTCGGAAGCTGCCTCCGGCGGTACAGCGGACGGTGGGAAGCCCAGCCCAGCTCAAGGAATGGGCGCTGATGGACGCAGAAACGGTGCAGTCCGTGGTTGCATCGAATTTCCAGAGATCGTTCCAAGTGTGCCAGAAGCGGGAGGACGATTACCAGAAGCTCCCCGGAGCGGTAAAGAGCTTTATCGCCGAGATGGCCGGGAAGATGGAATTTGAAAAGCTACCGGAAGGCGGTGGAGTATGAAAAACGAAGTAGGCGGGGAAAAGGAACGCCCCGGCCAGTACATCGATTCGGAAAGCCCCTTTTGCAGGAACTGCACGCGGGACGATTGCCCCACCAACGGGGACGGCTGCAAGGCATGGGAAACGTATTTCATCGAGAACTGGAATAAAAACATCATGAAATCAATTGGGAACCACAAAAAACAACGCCAATTTTTCCGGTACGAACACCCGGACTTGGTGAGAGAGGGGATTGTTTTTGAGCATGAGCAAGGCGAAAATGTACGGCTGTTTCAAGCCGGTGAAGCGGAATTGCACCCCGCCCAGGTGGGGGAAAGCCCCTCGGGGGAATAAAGGAAAACAGAAAGGAAATGGGAAATGAAAGTTCTGATAGCCTGCGAGGAATCGCAAACCGTGTGCAAGGCATTCCGGGCGCGGGGGCATGAAGCCTATTCCTGCGATATTCAGGAGCCGTCCGGCGGGCATCCTGAATGGCACATTTTGGGTGACGCTCTGGAAGCCATCAAGGGCGGCACAATCGTCACCATGGACGGACAGGTGCATAGTGTGGGTCGGTGGGATTTGCTGATTGCACACCCGCCGTGTACCCACTTGTCGGTGTCAGGTGCAAGATGGTTTAAGGAAGGGGTTAAACCTCTCAGTTTGAAATATGAAGCCGCCGCTTTTTTCTTGAAGTTCGCAGAAGCGGATGTTGAAAAAATCGCAATAGAAAATCCGATTTGTGTTATGAGTTCGCTCTATCGCAAACCCGATCAAATCATCAATCCATGGCAATTCGGTCATCCTGAGCAGAAAAAGACGGCCTTGTGGCTTAAAAATCTTCCGCTGTTACAGGAAACGGACAATGTGCATGAGTACATGATGACGCTCCCCGAAAAAGAAAGAGCCAGGATATGGTGGTTGGGTAGCAATCACGCAAAAGAGCGAAGCAAAACATTCCCCGGGATTGCAAAAGCTATGGCCGAACAGTACGGAGGTGACATAAGAGATGAGTTCACGGATGGCATTTCAAGTTGGAGATAGGTTTGGGAAACTTGTGATTTTGAGACAGGACGGCGTACATAAAAAGCCTTGTGGGACGACTGAAAGAAGGTGGCTTTGCAAGTGCGATTGCGGGAACGAGGTTTCTGTACTTGGGCACAATCTTAAAAGTGGAAACACAAAATCTTGTGGATGCCTGCCAAAGCAAAGCAGGCTGCCAAATAATCGAGGAGTTATTAACCATATCATACTCCAATATAAGCGTCACGCGAGAGACAGAGGGCTTGCATGGGGATTATCTTACGAAGATGTCGAGCGCCTCATTCAGCAGCCGTGTTTTTACTGTGGAACAATAAATAGTAATCACAAAGTAACGAAAAATTGCAAAGAGGGATATGACCACAATGGAATAGACCGTACCGACAGTTCAAGAGGATACTTCATTGATAATGTTGTTCCGTGCTGCAAAATATGCAACAGAGCCAAAAACAATATGGATCAAAGGGAATTTATCGAGTGGGCGAGAAAAGTTACAAATCATACAGTTTGTCTACCTATGGCGGAACAGTGGGGATAACACAAGCCCGGGGCAACCCGGGCGGGAAGGAGATAACAATGTTTGCGCTTGAATACAAGCAGCTGTTTATACCCCGGGAGGAGATGACCAAGAACCGCACGTTTCAGGGGCATAGGTGGAAACAGTACGCTCTATGCGCCGAAAAGGAACCGCTAGTACAGATTTTGGCAGAGCAGAAAAGACAAGAGGACTGGAGAATAGTCGAAATGCCAGGGAACATAGAACCGGAGGGATGAACCATGGACGAAGTCAAATTGAAGCCCTGCCCGTTTTGCGGCACCTATGGTCAGGTGCAGCGGTCAGGAAAAATGTGGTTTGTCGAGTGCGTCAATGATACCACATCGTGCCCTGTAAATCCATGGACTGGGTATTTCAAAAACAAATATGAAGCAATTAAGGTCTGGAACCGGAGGGCTGACAATGGCTAAAGCTGTACTTATCAGCATCCGCCCGGAGTGGGTGGAGAAGATTGCCAACGGGCGGAAGACAATCGAGGTTCGCAAGACAAAACCATATTTGGAAACGCCTTTCAAGTGCTATATATACTGCACAAACACAAGGCCGTTCCTTGTGTGGGGCGATGTTTTCCGGGGTGATTGGTGTACGGAGTTTACCCGTCTTTCGGGGTATGGCAGAGCAGAAGCAGACAGAATCTGGGATGTTTTCAACGGCCATGTTGCCGGAGAGTTCACATGTGACAACATAGCAACGTACAACTACGATTACTGCCCGCACCCGGAAATCGGAATGGATTACGACTGCGGTGATAGTTGGTGGGAGATTGCCGACGAGGATTTGAAATCTGCATGTCTGACAGAGAAAGAATTTCGGTATTATGCGTTCGGAAGGGAGGCAATGTACGGCTGGCACATTTCCAAGTTGCAAATCTACGATACGCCGAAACCGCTGAGCGCGTTCAAGGGGCTATGTAAAATTGAGGTTGGGTGTGGGGAATGCCCTTATTACAACTACACCAAAATGGAATGTGATGGCCGGACAATTAAACGCCCGCCCCAGAGTTGGTGCTATGTGGAGGAATTGAAATGAGTGATTACATCAGCCGGGAGGCGGCGAGTGTGGTAATCGAAGGTGAGCAAAAGAAGCTATGCCCAGCTGGATTATGGGGCAGAAAGTTTGCAGCCGATGCAGATGAGTACGATATGTTGCAGGAAATGTTGGATAAACTTGAAGCGATTCCCGCCGCCGATGTGGAGCCGGTGCGGCATGGGGAATGGCGACTTGTTCGCAGAATGGCAGCTTGTGGGGAATACGAATGCTCCGTGTGTGGCCGCATTGAGACATTTGGTTGCTTTAACAAGCCAGAGAATAATCCATATTGCCATTGCGGCGCAAAAATGGAATTGGAGGATGATCATGAAAATTGACCGAGCAATTGAAATTCTGAACCCGGAACACCGGGAGCATTACGAAAGTATAGACCCCGTGAATGAGGCTTGCCGGATGGGCATGGAGGCGTTGGAACGGCAAAGGTGGATTCCGTGCAGCGAGAGGTTGCCGGAGGAACTTGAGCCTGTAAATGTGGTGTGGGTAAATCACAACCCAGCGCCGTACTACCGGTACATGAAGGACGTTCCGCAAAAAGCGACTGCTGTCTATTACAGGGAGGCTTGGTATTGGTGGTCGAGTGTTTGCGAAGATTTGCTTGCAGAGCACGGCGTGAACGAAACAGATCAGGTGGATGACGATGTTGAAATCACCCACTGGATGCCGCTTCCAGAATTGCCGAAGGAGGAAAACGATGAAAGTTGAACGAGCAATTGAAATTCTGAACCCGGAACACCGGGAGCATTACGACGGAATGGACGAGGTGAACGAAGCCTGCCGGATGGGCATGGAGGCGTTGGAGCGGATGAGGTGGATTCCGTGCAGCGAGAGGCTGCCGGATTTGAAACCCCAAAAAGCAGGAATAGGACTGGATTACACTTACAGCGATGCGGTCTATGTTTGGACTACTGGGGGGAAGGCCATGACTGGCATCTGGGATGGAATCACTTGGATTGCTCCATTCCCTTTCTGGGATGCGTGGGATGAGCGGATTACCCACTGGAAGCCTATCTATCCGCCGAAGGGGTGACGGGAAGTGACAGACTGCTTCAATTACCAATGCTTGTGCAGAGGGGGGGAACGAGAGCAAGCCTCCCTACAAGTGCGAGTGCGTGGCTTGCCCCAACAGGGTTACAGAATCACATATTATCATGAGCAACCGAACGCTGGTGCAAGAAGAAATTAAATATCTTACGAAAAATGGAGGTATTGGGAATGAGTGAAAGACAAGAACACCGTCAGCGCCTTAACGCTAGAATTGCTTACGCCGCCGCTATTGAGCGGTGGGCGAAGAATCAGCCGCCACGCATTCGGTTCTTTGCCGTCAGACGCTGGCTGAAAGAGATGCCACGGAGGGAGGATTTTTATGCGGCTGATTGACGCTGATACCATCAAGCAAAGAATAATAGCATTTTGCACAGGATGGAGAACCACGTATCTGACAGTGGAAAACATTGTGATGCTGATAAACCGGACTGATACAGTGGATGCCGTCCCCGTGGTAAGGTGCAAGGATTGCGATGAGTTTGAGCAAAAAGGTAAGTATCCAGCCGGGATGCCTGAATATCCGGACGAGATGCCATATGGGTATTGCTATCATTGGGACTACGAGGAGGGCATGCTCCCAAATCAGGTAGACGGCAATGATTTTTGCAGTTATGGGAAGCGAAAGGTGGATGAAAATGGAAGAACATAACGGCTACACGCCACCTGCCAGCTTGAATTTAAGCGACTTCCAGGATGCTATCGGAGATGCCGTAGTACAGGCGATTATAAAAATTGGTATCCGGGTGAATCGGGAAGAACTTCTGAAAGCTCTGAAATATGATAGGGGGCAGTACAAGGCGGGGTATGACGCAGGCTTCGCAGACGGGTTCATTGAAACGCTCCATGTCGTTCGCTGTCGGGACTGCATCCACCGGCAGGGAGACGAGAATCCTATGTGTATGCTGCACACCGAGCCTTACCAAAATGTCAGAGGCTACAAGGGCGAGGCTGTTTGCGTGGAAATGAACGGCTTTTGCAGCTACGGAGAAAGGAAGGAGGAATAAGGATGGTCGCACTTGGAGTGCCAGAAAGCCCACGCCCAGAGAGCCGCTAAAAGGAGATACCGTGACAGGAAAAATAAGGAATTGGAGGTACATGAATAATGGCAGAACAGGATTTCAAATTTGATGATGCGTTGCTCATGAAGACTGCACGCGAGATGCTTGCAAAAAAATTGACCGAAACAGTGAAAGATGTCGCCAAGTCCGGGGAATGGGAGATCCCCACAGTAGAGCAGGAGGAATCTGAACCGGAAAAGGTTATCCGGAGGATGTTTGCGAAATACGCCTACGGCAACGTCCCGGAGTGGTTCGCCTCTGCGGTATCTGCGACGTCCTATGTGCTGTCTGTGGACAAGGGAAAGGGAATTGAGTGTATTTCCGTCTTGCACACGGCAGCGGAACGGGCACCGGCTGAAATTCGGATGACGGCGCAGACAAAGTTGCTTATGATATGCCAAGAAACCGGGATGCTCGGCGGGATTGGGAGTTTTCCTGTTCTCTAGGGGGCAACATGGAGTACAGGGACGGCAGGAAGTATTGCGTCGGGTGCCGGTATTTCTTCGGATACTACGAGGGCAGCCGGTGCTGCAATTACATATTCGTCCGCGGGGGAAAGCGGCCTTGCCCGCCGGGGAAGGATTGTACAGAAAGGAGAAAGAAAACGAAAAACAGGAGACGGAATTTAATATTATAGCTTTATCCCTGTATAGTATATATTAAATATAATCTTATATCTTGTGTGTATTGTGTATATCTATACAGGGATTTAATAAGATATGCAAGGAGGAACGGAATGAACTGGAAGTATGAGGCCATTGAGAAGCTCAAGGAATACAGTGCAAAAAAGCAATCCCTGAAAAGCATCCCCGAGGAAATGGCGCGGCTGGAATCCGCTATGCAGAGTATCCGAAGTGCCACGGCTGACGGTACGCCGGTAAGTGGCGGTGGCTCCGGCCGGGAAGATATGATGCTATCGAATATCGTTCACCGTGAGGAACTGGCGCGTTCGCTGGAACAGGCGAGAAAATGGGTGTCGCTTGTGGATTCCGGGCTTGAAGTCCTCACAGACGATGAGCGGAAGGTGCTGGATAGATTCTACATAAAGCCCGCGAGGGGGAATGTGGACAGGTTGTGCGAAGAATTTGGGATTGAAAAATCTCAGGTTTATGCGCGAAAGGATTCGGCGCTTCACCATTTTACAATTTGCCTGTACGGATGCCCAGAAATTTGAAAAACCGGAAAAAAACCGGAAGATTTTTCAGTTTGAATGTGCTATACTGGTAAAAAAGAAAAAGCGCAAGAGGCTTGGGATTGTTCCTGAGCCTCTTTTTGCATGGCGCGGCAGGCAGCGAGGCGGGTACCCTCTCCCCAACAGAAGGCCGTTCAAATCGGCCTCGCGCCAATTATTTTGTATGAGCGGTGGTGACACAATGGCATCTGGGAAAAGCCCCTGCGGAAGAAAGCCGCGATACAAGTCTGCGGCAGAGATGCAGGTAAAAATTGACGAATACTTTGAATCTTGCGAGGGCGAGCTTTTGCGAGGGAGCGCCGGGGAGGTCATCACAGACAAATTTGGCCGACCGGTTTACGTTGGCCAGAAGCCGCCTACCGTCACAGGGCTTGCGCTTGCTCTCGGATTTACCGGGAGGCAGGCGCTTTTGAATTATCAGGCGAAACCGGCATTCATGGACACGATATTGCGCGCGAAGGCAAAATGCGAGGCTTACGCCGAGGAAAGACTTTATGATCGTGACGGGGCGAACGGCGCACAGTTCAGTTTGAAATGCAATTTCGGCTGGAACGACAGGCAACCGGCACAAGGTTGGTCTGAGGTGAGTATCATTGACGACGTATAATCTGTCAAGCCTGATTTCTCCTGCTTTCTATGATTCCCACCGGGCTGTTAAAAACAATGAAATCAATGAGCTTGTGGAGAAAGGCGGGCGCGGCTCGGCAAAGTCTTCATTCGTTTCTGTGGAAGTCATTCTGGAAATGGTGAAGCACAGTCAGTGCCATGCCGTCGTAATGCGGAAGGTAGAAAATACTCTCCGCAGGTCTGTGTATGCACAGATATGCTGGGCGATTGCGGAGCTTGGGCTGGCAAGCAAATTCCGCTGTACGGTATCCCCAATGGAATGCACATTTTTGCAGACGGGGCAGAAAATCCTTTTCTTCGGGATGGATGACCCCGGAAAGCTCAAGTCAATCAAGGTGCCGTTCGGGTATATCGGGATTGCATGGTTTGAAGAGCTTGACCAGTTCGATGGTGCGGAGCAGGTGCGTAATGTGGAGCAGTCTCTTTTCCGAGGCGGCGAATATTCTATGTGCTTCAAGAGCTTTAACCCTCCAGCTACGGCGCGGAACTGGGCAAACCGGTACGCGCTGGAACCAAAGCAGGGAAAGCGTGTACACCACAGCACATACCAGACAACCCCCGCCGATTGGCTGGGGTCTCGCTTCCTGAATGATGCGGAGCATCTGAAAGAAACCAACGAAACAGCTTATCGGCATGAATACCTGGGCGAGGTCGTGGGCAGTGGAACGCAGGTATTCGAAAACCTGAAAATTGAGACTATCAGTGATTACCAGATATCCCAGTTTGATCGCATCCTGAATGGCGTGGACTGGGGATGGTACCCAGACCCGTGGGCATTCAACAGGTGTTACTATGACGCGGCACGGCGGACGCTGTATATTTTTGACGAACTGACTCGCAGACGGACGGGAAACCGGGAGACCGCGGCACTCGTTCTGGAAAGAATCAGCCCGGAGGAAACCGTCATTGCCGATAGCGCGGAAAAGAAGAGCATCGACGATTACCAGTCATACGGTATCCGTTGCCGCGACGCTGAAAAGGGCGCAGGGAGTGTGAACTACTCAATGAAATGGCTGCAATCTTTGGCAGCCATTGTCATTGACCCGGAACGGTGCCCGGATACGGTGACAGAGTTTTCCGAGTATGAATATGAGCGAGACAAGAAGACGGGGGAAGTCTTGCAAGGCTACCCAGATCTTAACAACCACCACATAGACGCGGTTCGGTACGCTACGAACCGGATATGGAAGCGGAGAGGGAAATGAGAAGAATTAAAAGATGGATCGTGGATATGGCACCTATTTGGGCGAAAGCGTCGTTGCAAGCCGATATCAGGACACTTGAAGCGGAAAACCGGCAGCTTCGGGCGGAAGTGGATACTTTGAACGCCTATATACAGGGATTGCAGTATGCAACCCGTGCGCTGCGGCGCATCACGATCAACGCAGGAGGAGAAAAGCGTGATTTATCCGAACAGTGATTATGAAATGGCGTTTCGCGCCGTTGACATGACATCTCCGGAAATGAAAAAGGCCATCCAGAGGTGGCAGGATCTGTATTATGAGAAGGTCGCGACCCCGGATTATGACCCGTGCCAGCGGGTTCCATATACCATCGTCCGTAAACTGACAAAGACGGCATTTTCGGAGTATTCGGCATCCAGCAAAGACGCGTTTGTTTCCGAAATCCTCGACGCGGCAGACGCGAAAAAGAAAAGCGCCATGCAAAAAGCCCTGATCGGCGGAGAAAGCGGCTTAAAGCCCATCCCGACGGGCAGCGGGTTCCGCTTCGCAGTTGTGAGCAGACCGAACATTCTGGTATTTGGCCGGGACGGGGACGGGAACATGACCGACATCGGCATGGCAGAACACAGCATCCGTGAAAGATTCTATTACACGCTGTTGGAGCGGCGCACGGTGGATGACAGCGGGTATCTGACCATTACCAACAGACTGTATCGGTCGAACGACCAGAACAGCCTGGGGCAGGCTGTGGCGCTTACAGAGCTGCCACAGTATGCGGAACTCGCAGAAGAATACACATTTCCTGAGCCGCTGGGAAGCGTCGGCGTTGCATGGCTGAAAACGCCGATTGACAACAGTGTGGACGGGAGCCCCGACGGGGTATCCGTTTATGACGCGGCTGTCGGCCTGATTGAAAATATCAACCGGAACGAGGCGCAGATCAACGGAGAGTTCGAGCGTGGGAAAAGCCGGATTATTGCCAGCGCGGATATGCTGGAGGTTGACGAGGTCGGCGGGCGGAAAAACTTGTCCGCAAGCGTGTTTACCGCAGTGGATGAATCCCCCGACGATATAGGCATCACTATTTTCTCCCCGGCGCTGCGGGAACAGTCGTATCTTGCCAGAAAAACGGAATATCTCCGGAATGTGGAGAACGTGATAGGCTTAAAGCGCGGGCTGCTGTCCGAGGTGGAGGCCGCAGAAAGAACGGCTACCGAGGTGACATCCTCTGAGGGCGACTACAACCTGACGATTATCGACTTTCAACAGATGTGGGAATCTGCCTTGCGTGAGGCTGCCCGGCTGTGCGGTATTTTCGGCCAGATGTATCATATCCCCGGCGCACACGACGTGGATGATGATTCCATTGTTGTGGATTGGGGGAACGGCGTTCTTTTCGATGAGGAAAAGACGTGGGCTGACTACAAGGATATGGTGGCCGCTGGGCTGCTCAAGCCTGAGATAGCCTTGGGGTGGCGGTTTAATATGCCGACGGATACAGAGGCGCAGCAGGAGAAAATCCGGGAGAAGTTTATGCCGGATGCTGGTGAGGACAGTGAATAATTATGCTGACCGCCGACCAGATTGAAGCACTTGGCGACAAGGCACAGCAGATCATTTCACCCGTTACGGACTTCTTGATTGCGGACATTGCCAAGCGGATAGCCGAGGCCGGGCAGCTGACGGGGACGGCAGCATATCAGACTTGGCGGCTGCAACAGCTGGGGGTTTCCCAAAGGCAGCTGAAAAAGGAACTTCGGAAGCGGTTGAAAGTATCCCACCGGGAGTTAAGAGAGCTTTTAGAGCAATCCGCAGAAACTGGGTATAACTTTGATATACAAAAACTGCCATATGTTCAGGCGGTTCCGTTTTACAAGAATTCCGCTGTTCAGCAGATTGTTTCCGCTGCTGTTCAGCTTGCGCAGGATGACTTGTCCAACATTACCCAAACGATTGGGTTTGTCACTCCGAACGGCAAGGCCGTTGGACTGACGGATGCTTATAAACAAGCCTGTGACTTTGCGTTTACAAAGGTTTCCACCGGCGCACAGGGCTATGATTCAGCGATCAGGGAAGCGGTTAAGAATCTGGCAGACAATGGCATTGTCACAATCGATTACGATTCCGGCGTTCACACTTCTCTGGAAGCCGCCGTGCGGCGTAATGTCATGGGTGGATTAGGCCTGATGCAGGAGCAGATTTCCAAGCAGAATCATGATGATTTCGGTTGCGACGGCTGGGAAATCTCTGCCCATGCTGCCAGCGCTCCCGATCATGAGCCGATTCAGGGCAAGCAGTATTCCGATGCGGCATACGAAGCACTGAATAATTCTCTTGTTCGCCGAATTGGAACACTGAATTGCGGCCACGCCGCATTCCCGATTATTATGGGCGTCGATTCCCCGCAGTACACAGATGAGGAACTGGAAAAGTTCCGTCGGGATAACGAAAAGGGAATTGATTACAACGGGCGGCACTATACCGCGTATGAGGCCACACAGCAGCAGCGGAGACTGGAACGCACCATCCGGAAGCAGAAGAGGCGCATTCTTGTGGATGAATCTACCGGAGACATAGAAAAGCTCCGGCAGGATCAAATCAAGTATCAAGTTCTGAATCAGGAATACAAACGGTTTTCCGAGGCGGCGGGGCTGCGGTTACAGCATGAGCGTATGGAAATGTCCGGTTTCGGTGCAAAACAGGCCGATGATGCGGAGAAAGTTGCAGAAAACAATGAAAGAAACTTGCAATTTATTGAGAATGATGCTACAATCAAGGCAGAATCAACGTTGCCGAAAAAGATACAGGAAGCGGATACGCTGATTCCACACACTGTTAATGTTTCGCTGCCTAAGATTCAAGGGGTTGTCCCAAAGGGAACGACAGCGGTTGACGTGTACACAATGGCGGGTTCCGGGACGAGTACACCGATTCGCGACTTGCGGCGGCTGTATTCTACATATCCCAATTATGGGGACGCAAGCGGATGGAAAAAGAAATCCGGAACGGTATATGCCAAGCATTACCATTATGTGGTGCATTGGTATGAAAATACCAACGGCGTCCCGCCCGATGAAATAAAGCTGAAAGGGGCAAAGTAATATGCGCGTTCGATATATCGGCAAGAGCTTTGGCATCGATGGCTTGTCGAACGGGAAAGAATACGAAGTTCTTGCATATGATGAAGATTCTGGCGCACTTCAAATTGTTGATGACAGCGACGAAGACTATCTCTACGACCCGCACAACCCTCGCCCGATTGCAAACCCAAACCACCCCGGCGGAAGGTTTGAAATTGTCGAGGATGACGCGTCGGGAACCCTTAGAAAAGCAATATACGGATAAGCCGAGAGAGCTATGGAAACATGGCTCTCTTTTCTCGTGCGAAAGGCGCGAACGGGCATAAGATGTACTGTCCCTATGCAGTTAACCGGCATCTGGTTCAGCAGACAACGTATGAGTATAACGATGACAACTACCAAACACTTCAACAGACGATAGAACACAACACCGCCGAGTTTGTGGAGTGCAAAAAGGAATTATGCGGCGCATGGCACGATGGGAAGTGCCATTACAACCAAGTTGATTGAAGCAACTATTCGGGTTTTCCGAACGGTTGCTTTTTTTCATACCATTTTTGCCGTGGCAGGCGTAAAACAAGCCGACAGCAGGGGACGCAACCCCCATATAACAAAGCATAGCTGAGAAAGGAAGTATATGAAACGTGAGTTTTTGCAGAATTTCAAGGTAGGAGACCAGCCCCTGAGCAAGGAGATCATTGACGAGATCATGGCAGAGAATGGCCGGGATATCGAAGCTGCTAAGAAGCCTTTTGCTGACTATGACACCATCAAGAGCCAGCTGAGTGAGGCGCAAAAGACCATTTCCGGCTTTAAGGAGCAGGACATCGATACCATCAAGCAGTCCGCTAAGGATTGGGAAAAGAAGTACAACGATGCCATTGCCGAGAGCAACCGGAAGATCGCGGATATGGAATTCTCCCACGCCCTGGATGCCGCCATCACCGGTGCAAAGGGTAAAAGCACCAAGGCAATCCGGGCGCTGCTGGACATCGACACTTTGAGAAGCAGCAAGAACCAGGAAACGGACATTAAGGCCGCTCTGGAAGCCCTCCGGAAGGACAGCGGCTATTTGTTCGATGACGGCAAAATGCCGCCCCCCTATGCCGGGAAGACTGGTACAGGGCAGCAGGAGCCTAACGGCGAACCGACGACCCTAGCCGGTGCGCTCAGGGCAAATTACAACATGAAGTGAAAGGATGATTTTTAACTATGGCAATTACTCTTGCAGAAGCAAAGGTCGGCATGGCCGACAAGGTCGATCAGCAGGTGGTCGACGAGTTCCGGCGCAGTTCTCTGTTGCTGGACAGACTGGTGTTTGATAACGCCATTTCCCCCGGTACCGGCGGTTCTACTCTGACCTACGGTTACATTCAGCTGAAAACCCCCTCTACTGCGGCTGTCCGTGCTATCAACAGCGAATACACCGCAGGCGAGGCGAAGCGAGAGGAAAAGACCGCCAAGGCTGTTATCATGGGCGGTTCCTTCCAGGTCGACCGTGTGATTCAGAGCACCTCCGGAGCCATTGATGAGCTGGCATTCCAGGCGCAGCAGAAGATCAAGGCAACCAGCAACTATTTCCACAATCTGGTGATCAACGGCACCTCCGCCGCGTCCGGCACCGGGTATGTCACGAACACCTTCGACGGCCTGAGAAAGACTCTGGCGGGCACCTCCAACGAGTTCACTACGGACATTGACCTGTCCGATTCCACCAAGCTGGACAGCAACGCCAATGCTTTCGTTGACCAGCTGGATCAGCTGACCCACATGGTGGACGGCGGCGCGTCTCTGCTGCTGATGAACACCGCCATGCTGCTGAAAGTTCGGGCGGCTGCCCGCCGTGCGGGGTATTACGACCGCAAGAAGGACGACTTCGGCAGGGCTGTGGAGTACTTTGGCGATATCCCCATCATGGACGCCGGTATGTACTACAACGGCACCAAGTCCGTGGATGTCATCGACACCTCCACCCCCAGCACCACCGCCGCCGGTACTTCCAGCATTTACGCTGTGAATATCGCCCTGGACGGTTTCCACGGCATTTCCCCCACCGGAACCGGTGTCATCAACAGCTATATGCCCGATCTGAAAGCCCCCGGCGCTGTGAAGAAGGGCGAAGTGGAGCTGGTGGCCGGTGTCGTGCTTAAGAACACGCTCAAGGCGGCGGCGCTGAACGGCATTATCCTGAAGCCAAAGACCGCGTAACGGAAAGGAGACGCCCTGATGATTGACTATGATTTTTACATAAGCAGCTTTCGGGGCGACGCTATCCCCGCAGAGGACTGGAACACGTGTGAAGCCCGTGCGGCGGCACAGCTGGCAAGATACAAGCGCATATACACGGTAAAGGCACCGGAGGAAAACTCCGAAGCCCTTGCCGTGTGCGCCATGGCAGAGGCTATTCACGGCTTTGATCTGATTACCAACGGTGAGGGCGGCGCTGTTCAGTCTGCTTCTATCGGCTCCGTTTCGGTGAGCTATGGCAGCAAGAACGGTGTTGATGTCAGCGCCAAGGGGCAGTCGCGGGAATTGTATCGCTGCGCCTGCCTGTATCTCGATATCTACCGGGGGTGTTAGCTATGGTGAGAATCAAGCGCCGCAGCTGCCCCGTAGACTACCGGCTGTGCAATCAGACGGTCACGGTATACCACCGGGACGGCGACAAAGTGACCAGAACGGTACACGATAAAGCCTTTTTGGATTACAAAAAAACCGAGAATGTGGACAAGACCGGCAGCAAGGAAGTCAATTCCTTTCTGCTGGTCATTCCCTGTTCGGAGGTGTGCGTTTATCCGGAGGACAAGGTGCTGCTTGGTGCCGGGGAGGAAATCACGGCGGCGCAGTGGCCGTCCTTCATTCCGGTGAAGGTTCCCGGGCTGGTTGTTGTGAAGTACGTTGACCCCAAATACTGGGGCGGCAAGCTGGTTCATGTGGAGGCGGGCGGATGAAAACACGGATAAAGGTTGATATGAAGCCCGTAGACACAATCCTGACAAGGCTTGGCGTCAATAAAACCGGCGATGTGCAGATGCAGCTTACCCGGATAGTGAACAAGCGGATAACGCGGTACATGCCGTTCCGAACCGGTGTGCTTTCCACGAAGCTTAAGTATATCTCAAGCCCGACAGAGATCACGGTTATGGCACCATACGCCCGGTATCAGTACTACGGCAAAGTCATGGTAAATGCAAAAACCGGAAAAGGCCCCGCTTTCATTCCGGGAGTTGGATACCGGTACAGAAAAGGAACCGTGCTGAGAGCGACTGATCGGGATTTGAACTATGACACCACCAAGAACCAGCAGGCGGGACCGTTCTGGGACAGACGCATGATGGCGGCAGAGAAAGACCAAATTGCGCACGACTTACAGGCTTATATCAACAGGAGGAGCGGAATATGACGGCGCTGGAAAAAATCAAGGACTTTCTCGGGCAGTACCCCGGCGCGGATATCTTCCGGGACTTCCATGTGGATTACACCGACCAGATTCCGTTCAACGGCGGTGTTTTCCCCTCCGGGCTTGTGGAGGTTTCCAGAACACGGGATATCCTCGGGAACACAACCGTAATCAATCAGTACAATTTCGGGCTGTACTACGTGTTCGAGAAGTCCCCGGGGGATGATACCGGAGCATCTGAAAATGCGGGCTGGGTCATGGACTTTCAGGAGTGGGTGCAGAAAATGTCCGTTATGGGCAATGCCCCCACCTTTGGGGATGACCCGAGGGCGGAGAAAATCACCGCGCAGAACGGCGTTCTGTACGGTGCAGACGAAGAAGGAACGGCAATGTACATGGTACAGCTGTCCGCTCAATTCAAAAAACGATTTATGAGGTGAAATAATGGCAGATTTAGAGTTTAACACCGCACCCGGCCAGACCGTAGACCGTGAGCTGCTGATCGCGTACCTGAACACCGGAACGACCTCTGCTCCTGTGTGGTCGCCGCTTGGTAGCCGCGTCACGGATTCCAGCATGGAATACGACTGGCAGGAGGAATCCAACAAGGATATCCTCGGTACGACCAGAAGCACGATGAAAAAGCCCATCATCACGCAGACCTTTGACCCGTGTGATCTGGACGCCGGAGACGCTGCGGTTCTGAAAATTTGGAACCTGGCGGTCAAGGAGCAAAACGTGGCAGCACTGACCAATCAGGATATGCTGATTGTGCATCTGTACGCCGGTACTAAGGGCACGGCGGCCTTTGCAGAGCGCTACAGCTCCTGTATGGTCAAGCCGTCCAGCCTTGGCGGCGAGGGCGGCGGCTTTGTTGGAATGCCGATGGACATTACATACGGCGGCGCACGCACGGTAGGTACTGCGGCGGTAAGCGCCGGAACCGTTACGTTCACGGCTGATACCTGATGCAAATACGGGGCGGTGAGTGCCGCCCCGAAATCTTTGGAGGGATTATGAAAGAACTGACACTGAATACCGGCGAAATCGAGTATAGGCTTAACGATAAATGCACGGTTCGTTTTAACCCGACAGACCCCGCCTTTGCCGATCGGATTTATACGGCGCTGGACGAGCTATCCAAAAAGCAGGAGCGCAAGGACATTGACGGCATGACCACCCGTGAAACGTTCGACTATCTTCGGAAACTGGACGCAGATATGCGGGGGACGATTGACGGATGCTTCGGTACTCCTGTCTGCGAGCCGTTGTTTGGCAGTACAAGCGTGTATGCCAGTGCGGACGGGATGCCCCTGTGGATGAATTTAATGCTTGCCATTATCGACGAGTTCGATGATGGAATTAAGCGGGAAAAGGCGTTCCACAGCGAAAAACTGGCGAAATATACAAAGAAGTACAGCCGATGATGTACGAACTTCCGACATCTGTCAACGTATGCGGAACAGATTATGATATTGAGACGGATTTTCGGGCGATTCTGGATATATTCGGCGTTCTGGAAGACCCGGATTTGACAGGCAATGAAAAGGGAATCGGGATGCTTGGAATCTTCTACAAAAGATTTTTTGATATGCCCGCAGAGCATTTCAGCGACGCCGTTCAAAAATGCTACTGGTTCATCAACGGTGGCAACGACGAAAAATGCAAAAGCACCACGAAGCTGATGGATTGGGAAAAGGATTTTCCGATTCTGATTGCCCCGATAAACCGCATCGCCGGAACAGAAGTTCGTTCGATGCCATATTTGCACTGGTGGACGTTTCTTTCATACTACATGGAAATCGGGGACTGCTTCTTTGCGCAAATCGTGCGAATACGCGATTTGAAGGCAAAAGGAAAGCTGAAAGACAAGGCGGACAAAGAATTCTATCGCCGGAACAGGGACGCCGTGGATATAAAGTCGCAGTATTCCGACAGAGACAATGAGCTTATAAAGGCGTGGACGTAAAAACCGCCCTCCGGAGAGGGCGGATAAAATCAGCTTTTACTTCAAAAATAGGCCGTTTGCGTCGCGGAAGCCACCGAGCGCAATCGAAAAAATATCAACGATCCAGCCAATACCAAAAACGCCAGCTGTCAGTAAGTACAGTATTCCTGACCCGGTTTTTCCAACGTAAAACCTATGAATCCCCAATCCGCCGAGGAAAATGCAAAGCAGAAGCGCTGTAACCTTGCTTTTCTGGCTTATAGCAGGCATAGAAACGACATTTGCATTGTTGTTCTGGATAATGATTGTTGGTTGACTTGCTGGCTGCCTGATGCCCGAAAATCCGCAATATTGGCATGGCATTTCAGCTATCTCTTTTCCGCAATTCTGGCAAAACATGAATACCCCTCCTTAACAATTCCACGCCGCTATTTTCCACTTATGGGAAATAGCGTTGTGTTAACAATTTCATAATATCATACCCGTAATTAAAATGCAAGTAGGTGTTTATATGCCAAATCCTGACGGTTCGATTGTTTTTAGCACTGAGATCGATAATAAAAAAGCGCAAGCAGAGCTCGAAAAACTGGAAAAGAAGATTTCTGCACTGGAAAGCAAGGCAAGTCAAGCGGAAGCGAAGAAAATGCCGTTGGAAGAACAGGCGAATTCCTTGGGCGCGGCGCTGGATGATGCGAAGCAGAAACTTGAAGCATTAAAATCCAGCAGTGCATCTTCTGGGGCAATTAGTAACCAAGCGGAGACGGTCAATTCTTTGCAGTACCAGTGGGATCAAGTTAACAACAAGATAGACAAGTATAATCTCGATATAGAAAAAGCCAATGGCGATATTGGCATAGCAAAAGATCGGGCGGGGGAACTCGCCGCTGAACTCGCTACCGCTGGCCATAATTCCGAAAAGATGAACAACGGCGTCAAGAAAGCGGCGAAAAGCGCAAAGGGCTTTGCAAGCCGCCTGAAATCCGTCGTTACATCTGCACTTGTGTTCACGGTAATTACACAAGCACTTTCAAAATTCCGGGACTGGATTGGGAATGTAATCAAGGTCAGCCCGGAAGCAACGGCGGCTATTGCGAAGCTCAAGGGCGCTTTGCTTACGCTGGTGCAGCCGTTGGTGAACATCATCATTCCGGCGTTCACAAAGTTCGTAAATATCATTGCGGCGATAATCAGCAAAATCGCCAGCGTGTTTGCGGTGCTGACAGGCTCAACCGTGGAATCGTCCCGGGCGGCGGCAAAAGCACTGAATCAGCAGACCTCCGCGCTGAACGGCACGGGCGCAGCGGCAAAAGAAGCGAAAAAGCAGCTTCTCGGTTTCGATGAAATCAACCAGCTTACAGAAGACACAGCTGGCGGCGGTGGTGGCGGCTCGGGTACGATTGCGCCTGATTTTTCAGCGCAAGAATTTGATAGCACATTCTTAGATACGATTTTAGAAAAGGTCGGCAAAATCGCGGCGGATGTTTGGGCGATCATAGAAGATGTCAGGGATTTTGTAACTGACTTTCTTTCCGGGGAATGGGGAGAGGCAATAGATGATCTCGTTTCGTTCTGTGGGAACGTCAGGAATTTAATCGTAGATCTTCTTGAATTTGTGGATTACATAGTTGGGATGGGGATAGATTCGATCATCGAGAAATTTGGTTTGGCCGAAACTCCCATCGGGGATATGCTTGAATCCATAAAAGGGATGTTCCATGACGCGTCTGAGTTTATTATTGCACTGCTCAACGGTGATCTTGATGGTATGAAAGAATCTCTGGATTCGTTCTTCGAACATTACAAGAATTTCGGTTTGTCGCTGCTTGACTTTGCTAATCAAGGAATTAACAGCCTACTGGACTGGATTGATAAGGCGACCAATGGACGATTCAAAAATGAAATTGCAACGATCAGACAGTTCATTAACGGCCTGGTTGATTCCGTGAAGCAAATATTCGGCGGCCTAATTGATTTCATTTCCGGAATGTTCACAGGGAACTGGGAAAAGGCCTGGAATGGAATCATGAATATTTTTGCGGGGGCCTGGAATGGCGTTATCTCTATTCTGGAGGGCGCGGTTAACAAGATTATGGATGGGGTCAGAGCCGTTGTCAATGAAACAATCAGACTATTAAACCTTATCCCTGGTGTAAATATTTCCGTCAAGGGCGTGGATTGGGGTCGAGTTTCGTTTGGCGCGATAAAGGCGCCCCGCCTTGCTCAGGGCGCAGTTATTCCTCCAAACCGGGAGTTTATGGCCGTCCTCGGAGATCAGACGCACGGGACAAACATTGAAGCCCCTCTGGAAACCATTAAACAGGCTCTTGCGGAGGTGCTTTCGCAGAACGGTTCCGGCGAGGAAATCACGATCAAGTTCACCGGCGACCTTGCGACGCTTGCGCGTGTGCTGACACCTGAGATCACCCGTCAGCAGCGCCGGACACAGCGGGCATTGGGGGGGTAGTATGGCAAAACCATATTTCAAAATCAACGGTGTGGACATCCTACACCTTACTCAGGAGGGCGGCATAAAATGGCAGCGCAACGATGTGGAAAGCCCCAACGCTGGGCGAACAATGGACGCTACCATGCACCGTGGCCGGGTGGCGCAGAAATACCGGGCGGATATCACGTGCATGGATATGAACCGCGCGGAAGAGCTTGCGCTTATGGCTCTGATAAACCCTGAGTTTGTCACAGTGGAAACGAACCTACACCCGCTATATGGGAGCCAGACGGCGCAATATTATTCCAACAACGTTCCCGCTTCGATCTCCTACGTTGACCCCGATACCGGGGAATCGGTATGGACGGGTATTTCCTTCCCGCTGATCGAGCAGTAAGGAGGCAATATGCAGAAAACATCTGCTCTGTATAGAAAAATCCTTGCGGGCATCCACACGAAGGAAACGCGGGTTTCTATCGGCGATACGGGCTTTCTTGTGGACAAACGGGGAAACGGAATCACGTTCGGCGGAACCCGCATTCTGGTTGGGGCTTCCGGCGCAGATGCCGGATACGGAATGAACATCCTCGCGTCGGTAGAAACTACCGGCGCGATTTTCGATGGGAACGAGCCGACCGTCGGCAATGTAATAAGCCGGGAGTGCGACATTAAAATGCTGAAACCCTCCGGGAACATTGAAGGAATGTCCCGGATTGCGGTTTATGTAAGGCTTGTCAGCGATAACGGCGAATGCTCCGAGTGGCTCCCGCAGGGCGTATTTTATGCGGATTCCATCGACCAGGACGCTGACGAGGACGATGTGCAGTGGCTTAAAATCCACGGATACGACGCTATTCTGTTCGCTGAGCAGGATTACCCAGCAGACAGCAAATTGACATGGCCAGCAAAGGATATAGACGTTGTGCGGGAGATCGCCCAGGCAATGGGCATAACGCTAGACCAAAGGACGGCGGAGATTATGCGCAACGCCTATCCTGTCCAGTACAATCCGGAATATACTTGCCGGGAATATCTTGGATATATCGCCGCCATGTACGCCGGGTGCTTTCTCATGAGCGAATCGGGGGAATTGCTTCTGGTATGCTTCTGGAATATCCCAAAAGAAACCCGCTACCTGATCGACACCCACGGCTACGCCATTACGTTTGGAGGTGACAGGATCGTTGTCTGACGTGATCAATGTCCGAAAATCGCTTTCGTCTCTGGAAAAGCAAGACACTTTCAACGGATATTCAAAAGTCGTTGTTGTCGTGTCAGATGAAATGGAATACTCAGCCGGAACCGACAGTGGAAGAACGCTTACTTTGGACTGCCCGTGGGGTACACAAAAAATGGCTGAGGATATTCTATCTAGAATCCAAGGCTTTCAATACCAGCCGTATACCGCCGATGGCGCACATATCGACCCGGCGGCGGAGATTGGAGACGGATTTGCCGCCGGAAACTTATACAGCGGGATATACTCCAAAAACGTTTCCCACGGGGCACTGTACACGGCGAATGTATCCGCACCCGGCGGCGAAAAAATCAATTATAAGTACGAGTACAAAACACCTACGCAGCGCAAAATTGAACGCCACTATTCCGAAATGAAGTCCACGTTCAAGGTTCAGGCCGACCAGATTTCCGCCGAAGTCTCTGCCCGTATCGAACAGGGGAACGAGCTCACCTCGCGGCTGGACATTCAGAGTGACCAGATTTCCGCGCGGGTGACCAAAACCGGCGGGAGCAGCTCGTCCTTCGGCTGGGAGCTGCTTGACAATTCCTGGACGGTCAAGGCCAATAATACCACGGTGTTCCAGATCACCAAGTCCGGCGCAGAAGTCCGTGGAAAGATCACCGCCCTTAGCGGAAAAATCGGCGGTTTCGACATCCAATCGGACTACCTGAGCTATAACAATCAGGTCTGGAACGGCACCAACAGCCGGGGTATTTACATCGGCGTAAACGGTATTCAGTGCGGCTCTGAGGCTAACGGCGTGCAGATTACGCCGACCGGAAATCTGTATGCGGAGAATGGCTATTTCCGGGGAAGCGTCAGCGCCGGAAGAATTGACTATGGCGGAGACGATGGCTATTTCAACGGCGGCGGCATTACTTCCGGCAGTATCTCAGGCGGCTACGGCGGGCAGATATATGGCGGTTCTATCGGCAATTACGCAGTATCCGGCGGTATCAACACCTCCCTTGGGTATGCGGATTTTGCAAATGGTGTGTTCAATGGGTGGAATACCGCAAGCTACGTTGATACGTCCGTACTATTCGCGTCGAGTTTCTATTTCAAAGACGAAGAGGTGGCTTGGCGAACAATTAAGGACGGAAACGGATTATCACAAACTGTATTAGTGAGGGCTTAAGTATGGAAAAACTGAAAACCGCAACAGGCAAAGAATTCGACTGCGATTATTTCAACCCTTTCCCCCAGGCGGGGCAGATAAACATCCGTATTCTCGGGGAATCCCTGGCGACGATTGCCACGGTATTTGCAAATCCCGCTGAGACGGTGCAAATGTGGTGGGAAGGGCAGTACGCCGCCCAATATACGAAGATAATCGCTATTGTACCGGAAACCGGCGCGGTGCGTGTGGTGCTGGGAAAGGAGTAAAAATGAACCCTGTAATGAAACTTAGGGCAGTCCTGAATACCCTTGAGGGCGTTCAGGTCGCAGGACGGGAAAACTGGGACAGGATGCTGGGCAGTATGCAGGCCATTGAAGAAGTGGTGCAGGTGCTGTCTGCGCCTCCTGCGCCCGAAAAAGAGACTGACGTTGAGGAGGGATGACTTATCGCAGATAAAGCAATATCCGAGCTGATTGCCGCTGAGCAGGTAAAAGCAGCCGACCTTCTTGTAATGGAGCAGGACGGCGCGGCAAAGAAGCTGACGGGACAGATTCTTCTGAACTGGCTGACCGCCGCCGCTGACGGCCATGGCGGTATCAGCAGCATCGTGAAGCAGTCTGCCAGCGGCCTGACGGATACATACCGCATTACCATGGCAGACACCACGACCTTTGATTTTCCCGTTAAAAACGGCAGAGGCATTACCGGAGTTTCCAAAATCTCCACCAGCGGGCTGGTAGACACGTACCGGATTACCTACAACGACAGCACCAACAGCACGTTTACCATCACGAACGGCGCGAAAGGTGACAAGGGCGACAACGCATACGTCTGGATTCGGTACGCGGCGCAGGAGCCGACGGCAGCTTCTCACAACTTCGGTGTTCTCCCTGACAACTGGATGGGCGTATACAGCGGCAATTCCGCAACCGCCCCAACGGACTGGACGAAGTATCAGTGGTTCGAGATCAAGGGCGAAAAGGGCGAAAAGGGTGATGCCGCAAGGATGACAAACCACAGCACAACCTATATGGTATCCGATTCGGGTACAATCGTCCCCTCCGGCTCGTGGCAGCCGGAAATCCCCAACGTCCCCCAGGGCAAATACCTGTGGACACGGACGGTGCTGACCTTCAACACCGGCAGCCCCGTCACCTCTTACTCCGTCTCCCGCATGGGCTTGGATGGCACCGGTGCTGTATCCAAAGTGTGCGGCAAAGAACCTAACTCCAATGGCAACGTTGAGCTAGAAGCTGAAAATGTTGGGGCATTGCCTAGTGCTGGCGGTTTAATGACCGGAAATATTGTCATGAACTCCCATCAAATCAAAGCATTAGGTGCTCCCACGGACAGCGCTGATGCTGCAACCAAGGGGTACGTAGATACGGCGTTAAGTAATGCCAAAACGATTGCAAAGACTGCAACGTTAACTGCTGCCGGTTGGTCTGCCAGCGCCCCGTATACCCAGTCTGTTACGGTCTCCGGTCTGACGGATACAAAACGTGCGATGGCTTATCCAGTGTACGGGAGCAACACGGACATCAACCTTGCGCTGAAAGAGGCGTGTGGCATGGTGAGTTTTGCTTCCCGGTCGGGCAGCGTGCTGACGTTTACCTGCCTTGAGGACAAGCCCACGGTGGCTATTCCGATTACGGTGGAGGTGTACGTATGAGTTTAGCAGTGCCTTTATATGGATTTGGAGGCAGTGGCGGAAGCCCCAACAAATCCATCATTATTGTAACAGCTCCTACAGGCTCTACCGTAACCTGTAAAATGGGGTCAACCACGAAAACAGCTTCCGAAAAAAATGGTACGTGGACGTTCAGCGGTCTGGACATTGGTACATGGACTGTTACTGCTACAAAGGGCAACAGTATCGCAACCCAAGACGTCGACATTACTCGTTTGACTGTAGAGTATGTCACAATAACGTATTTCTCAGCTACAATCAACGTCACTTATCCTGCGGGATCAACTTGTACGTGCAGTGATGGAACCACAACTCTTACTGCTCCAAACACCAGTGGTTCGTGGACATGCATAGTCTATAATGCTGGAACGTGGACGGTGAGTTCCACCGATGGGGATAAGTCAAAAAGTGCCGATGTCGTGATAACCACTGACGGCCAGACCGAGAGTGTCACGCTGCAGTATATCACTTATCTGTTCAAGGACGGTGAAACTTACGATTCGCTGACCGGCGGGTGGAATGGGACGGTTAACGCTGAAAAGCAAGCGTTCCAGCTCTATGCCGCAGCTGGAAAAACAGCCAGTGTATGGACGAAAAGCAAGGTTGATATGACTGATTACAGCACCATATCCGTTAAGACCGACGCAAATGTTCATAACGTAAGTCTTTCCTTGATTATTGAGGATTCCATCGCAGCAAGTAAACCGGTGGCAAAAGCAGAACTCAATACCGCCTCGGATGAAGTAAGCCTCGATATATCCAACATCACCGGTAGCCACTTCATCCGGCTCTATTCGTACTCTGAAAAAGGCGGCAGCCGGTACGTCTACGAAGTCTCTATGCAGTAGGGGGTGTAACGCTTGAAAACAATTTATATTGGCTCAGAATTTAAGTGCTACGTCACCTCTGGAGAAGGGCGGACACAGGTAGAAACAGACGCATTCGACGGTAAGTGCGACGCCTACATCGAGGGCTACCGCTTCATCCCGGCAGGGCAGACGTGGACACGTGCTGATGGCGTGGTGTTCACCGGTGAGATGATCGCCCCGTGGAAGCCGTGGGCGGAGCTGGACGCCGCTCAGCGGGAGTATGAGCGTGAGCAATACCAAACAGTTGCTGCTCAGAATACCGAATACGAAGCCGCATTATCCGAGATCGAAACTGCTCTGGGGGTGAACGCATGACCATCGAAGAACGCAAAAACGCCATCCTTGCTAAAATCGCGGAAATGAAAGCCAGCGGCGGAGAGGAACAGCTGAAAGAGCTGGATGAAGCCTACAAGAAAGGGGTTGACAGTCTGTGACGCAAGAGGAAAGAAAAAGCATCATGTATGCCCAGGGGCGGGCGAACGCGCTTGCCTTGCAGGAGAAAGCCCCTGACATGACAGGCACCGAACTGAACGCGGCGGATAGCGACATTCCCAGTTTTAAGGCCGCTGTCGCAAACAAAAACATGCTGGAGCGCAAGGCCGGGTTTGTGTGCCAATCATCTGCTGGCCGTGTGGTGCGGCTGGTGCAGCCCTATGACAGTACTATCTACACCAAGGAGCCGGAGGAACTTCCTGCACAGTGGGGGTTTGCTTGGAGCACAGACCCAGCGAAAGCGTTGCCGTTCGTTGCCATGTCTACCAGCCCCTACAATAAGGGCGACTGCTGCACGGAGGGCAGTAAAGTGTACCGCTCCACGTTGGACAATAATGTATGGTCGCCGTCCGCATACCCTCAGGGCTGGGAAGAGGTGAACGTATGACGGTAAAGCAAATTCAGTGCTTGCTCGCCTATCTGGGCTATTCTCCCGGCTCGATTGACGGCGTTGAGGGCAGGAACACCCAAGGGGCTGTCCGGGCGTTTCAGGCAGACTACGGGCTTGCCGTGGACGGGATACCGGGTGCGGCTACCCAAAAAATGCTCATCGGTGCTATCGCCGGGACGGCGGTAAAGGTGGAGAAGCCGGAGAGCAGCGACGCGCCAAAGACCGGGACGTTCTGGGATGATATCCGGTATTTCACCCGGGAGGAATTCCGGTGCCAGTGCGGCGGGAAATACTGCAACGGCTTCCCAGCAGAACCCGCAGAGGAAACCGTCCGCATGGCGGATGAGATACGCCGTCGGGCTGGGGTTCCCCTGAATGTGAATTCCGGTGTTCGGTGCAAGCAGCACAACGCCGAGGTGGGTGGGGTATCCAACTCCCTGCACACCACGGGACAGGCCGTAGACCTCTCGGGGGCTATCTCCCCGGAGAAGCTGTATGCCATAGCCCAGGAGGTGCAGGCCGAGAAAATCCCCGGGCGGGGCGGTCTGGGGCTGTACGGATGGGGGATTCACGAGGACAACGGGAAGTACAGCCGGTGGAACGGCTGAGAAACAGGAGGACAACCATTTGAGCGAATGGATCAAAACCGCTATTACCATTCTGCTGGCGTTCGTGGGTTCGGCGGGCTTCTGGGGATTCTTGGAGGCCCGCCGGAAGAAGAACGATGCGAACACCCGGCTGCTGGTGGGAATGGCCCACGACCGTATCATTTACCTGGGGATGAAGTACATCGAACGTGGATACATCACCAAAGACGAATATGAAAACCTCAATGACTACTTATACGAACCATACGCCGCCGCTGGCGGGAATGGCTCTGCAAAAAGAGTTATGGAGGAAGTGCGCAAAATACCGTTGCATAATTAAGGAGGAAAACAAAATGATTAACTGGATTGTACGCATCAAAAACAAGAACTTCTGGCTGGCCGCGATTCCCGCGCTGCTTCTGCTGGTGCAGACGGTAGCCGCCCTGTTCGGCTTTACGCTGGACTTGGGCGAAATCGGCGACAAGTTGCTGGCCGTGGTGAACGCCGTGTTTGCCCTGCTGGTGATTCTGGGCGTGGTCAATGATCCTACCACCGCCGGTATCGCTGACAGCAAACTGGCAAGAACCTACAGTTCCCCAAAGGAGGACTGATGTGATAAGTGGATAAAGTCCCGTGGAATCGGGTAATTTTGGATGAGTTCTGTTCTCTGGCGATTCTCACGCCGCTGGAGGAAAAGATCATCCGCACCCGAGCCGCCGGATGGAGCCAGACAAAACAGTGCCACAAGTTTTGCGTGTCCCAAGCCACTATCACAAGAACGGTTAAAAAGTTGCGGATAGAATATGAATTGTGCAGAAAGTACAGTGACAAGCTCCCTGAAAATCTGAAATTCTGATTCTGCGTGACGATTTATTGACGATTTGTTGACGAAATCCCGACGAGTAGATGATGATTCTACCGTCGGGATTTTTGTTATTCTATAGGTAGAAGGTGGCCACCTCCTAATATTTTGAAGGAGGACTTCTATATGTCTCTAAATTTCACTGCTGCTGACCGCGTGGGCGGTATCGGCGGCTACATCGGCGGCATTTCCACCCTGCTGGGCATGGCGAACGGTGGCATTTTCGGCGGCAACTGCTCCGAGGGTGACCACGTTGTGAACCGGTATGAAGCAGGACAGGCGGCTGAGATCGCGGCGCTCAAGTCCGATATCAAGCTGCGAGACGCCAACACCTATACCGACCAGAAGATACTGGACATGTACCAGTATCTGGATGGCCGTCTGCGTGGCGTTGAGGGGCAGATTTCCGCTCAGGCGGTTGTCAATGCCCAGATCACTGCAAACCTCAGCTGTATGCAGAACACCCTGAACACGCTGTCCGGGCTGACCAAGACCGTGATTCCCATTGGGAATGTGTGCCCTGAACCCATGCCCGCCAAGAACAGCTGGACTGCGCCCACTGCTGCCGCTGCTGGCTAACCCAAAGGGGGCGGCAATTGCCGCCCCTGCAATAATTGGAGGTAACTATGGTTTCGAAAGAACGTTTTGTAAACGGGGCGCTTCGGTATGTGGAGCAGGAGGTTCTCCCCCACTTTCCGGAAATGAAAGCCGTCGTTGTCGCCGGGGTGGTAGCCCTGTATGCCAAGAGAACGCCGCAGATTTTTGAAAAGCTGGAAAGCATTCCCGCCGTCAAAATGCTGAGCGTGTTGGAGGACGGAAACATCGACGAGGACGCGCTTTACAACGCATTTGCCCCGCAGATTCGGAAACCGCTGGAATTTGACATCCCGTTTGTCGGCAAGCTGTCCTTTGACCGGGCAGAGGTTGACAAGCTTCTGAGATACATAAAGGAGGCGTAAGCCATGAAAGAAATCAAACTGCTGATGGAGCACATTGAGGACGAGCTGGAGGACGCGCACACCTACGCAGAGCTGGCCGTGGAATACAAGCACGACGACCCGGAGCTGGCAGACCTGTTTTACAGGCTGAGCGGGGAGGAAATGAACCACATGAACGCCCTGCACAAGGCCGTCGTTTCCCATATTGAGGAATACCGCAAGCAGAAGGGCGAACCGCCTGCGGCCATGATGGCCGTCTATGAGTACCTGCACAAGCGGGATATTGAACGGGCGGAGAACGTCGGAGTGGTGCAGGGGCTGTATAAGCGGTAAGCGTGGCAGATTTCGTGTCAAATGGCGTGTCAAATTTGGCGCGAATAAACGCTTGGAAGTGGCAAGAAATAACTCGAACGTACAAATATTTTCTAGGCATAAATGTTTATATTTCACCGTGAAAATGTAATAAAGCAAGAAAACAGCCCCGGAATATGTTTCCGGAGCTGTTCTTGGCATGGTGACCCGTACGGGAATCGAACCCGCGATTAAACCGCCAAAAAGCGTTGGTATACAACGATTTTTCAAAATCTGTGTCAAATGGCGTGTCAAATTTGCGCTTTTTTATCCGCATTTGACACAAAGAAGTTTCGGAAATCCTGCGCCCGTTTTGCAATGTCTTTCTGCGCCAGATGTGTATATATTTTGTGCATTGTCCCGTCATCTGCCCACCCGCCAATTTCCATTGCTATCTTTTCCGGTATCTGGAGGTGATAAGCCAGAGACGCGAAGCTGTGCCGCAATCCGTGGTTCCCGACTTTCGGCAGGCCGTTGTCGGAACAAATCTCGTTTATCCTTGTGCATATCCACCCGCCGGTCAGGTTGACGACATAGCCTTCTTTGTTATCAACTGCCTTTAGTGCTTCCATCAGCGGCTCAATAATCGGCACCGTGCGCCGGGAAGAATCGTTTTTATTCTGCTTCTTGTGAACCAGCTTGCCGCCGTCCCCGGCAACTCTTGCCCCGTGGACATATATTATTTCGTTCTTGAAATCGACCTTGTCCCACGTCAGAGCCAGCATCTCAGACCTGCGCAAGCTGGATAATTCCAGCAGGGCAGCGATTTCTATCGATTCCCCTTTTATGGCTTGCAGGAACACCGGTATCTGATCCGGATCAAGGTACGGCTTTTCGTTGTGTTCCTTTTCCGGCAGGGTCACCCGCGGCCTGCGTCCGGTTTCCTCGAATATCGCTGCGGAGATCAGCATCCACACATTTTTAATATATTTCGGGGACAACGATTTTGCTTCCCTGCGGATGGCGGCTTGCCACTGTTCGTCCGTGGTGGTGTACACGTCAGCCACCATCATGCCTTGGAAGCGCTGCTTGCGGTAGGATTCATACGCATAAATCGTTGACGGTGACTTGAACCCCTTCCGGGTCGAAATGTATTTGTCGAGAGCGTCCCCCAGCGGCACCCCGTGCTTCATGGGGGCGGCTTTCGCTTCAATGACCCCGTGCTTCATGGCGAGGTATTCCGCCGCGCATTCGTCGTAAGTGTCCTTCGTTATGGAGACTGTGCGGCCGTCAATATAGATTCTTGTTCGCCACGACCCTGACGGGAGTTGTTTAATAGCCGGGAGTTTTACCCCCGGCTCTTTTTTCTTTCTTCCCATAGCGTATCCCTCTTTTTGGATAATTTGCTTACAGTGAAGTGCAGAAGGCCGAACAGAAGTACAATAACAGCCGCCGCACCTACCCACACGACCGGAGAAACATCGTCAGAACGTATCAGCCCCTGGTCTGGCACCCGGCCATCCAGAATCACATAGATTGCCCACACAAATGTCAGCGTAATGCAAACGCCGCATAGCCCGCACACAAGGATTTTGTATGAGCTGCGGACATTCTTTATTTCTGCATTTTGCTTTCTGATGCGGTCATCTCTGGCCGCGACACCAGCCTCCATAATGCGGCTCCTGTCCAGTAGGCGGTCTATCGCCGCGTCCTTCTCGGCAATTATCTTGTCCTTGTATGCTATCTCCTGCCGGAGCTGGTCTATTTCCGCCTGATCTCCGCTTGGGTGAACACCTGCAACGGAATCCATTGACACGTCCATAGCGGCGCACAGCGCGGCGATATGGAAAAAGCCGGGGTTCGATACGGCACCGGAAAGAATCCGGCTTGTGGTGGCGATGGGAACGCCGGACACGTCAGAAAGCTGCTGGTTCGTCAGATGATTCCTGAATTTCTCGTCTTTCAGCCTTTCCGGGAGGG